GGTAGGTTCTGGTGTAACTGCCATTATGTGTAAGCAAAATAATAACGATTATCATAGATCTGCTAGTGCTGCTGCTGTAAGAGCATTTCTAAATGTAGAAGATGGAGCTACTGCGGGTGGTTTCCCATCAGGAACTCGCATGATATTTCAACAGACATCAGCACCTACTGGCTGGACAAAGGACACAAGTGATACCAACCAAAGAGCTTTAAGAGTTGTATCAGGCACAGCTAGTTCTGGTGGTTCTGTAGATTTCACGACAGCCTTTGTAAATCAAGGTGTTTCTGGTTCGATTGCGAATACAACACAAGGCGGTTCAATCGCAAACGGAGGAAACAATACAAATAATAAAACTAGCTTTTCTACTAACAATACAACTGCTGGCGGTTCAGTAAATAACCATACATTAAATACAGGTCGTATGCCGCAACATAGACATGATGGTGGTGCTAAAGGTATTCATGACGCAGCGAATGGTCAATATGGTACTAACAATAGAGGAAACACACGTTATCCCTTGGTTCGTTTTGATGCTCTTAATGGTTATGCAAACTACGATACATATTGGACAAGTTACTCTGGAAGTAGCCAAACTCATAATCATGGGTTTAGTGGTTCTGCACACAGTCACTCAATGCCTAATCACTCTCACTCTATTAATGCACACAGTCACTCATTTAGTGGATCTGCTCACAACCACTCATTCTCTGGTACATCTATAAACTTGGCAGTTAAATATTTAGACGTTATTATTGCACAAAAAGACTAATGACGATAAAAGTTGAAGCTGGTGATTTTTGTCCTCTAATGAAGCAGGAATGTATAGGTTTAAAATGTGCATGGTTTACTAAAGTCATGGGTCATCATCCACAAACAGGAAAGGAAGTAGAAGAGTGGGCTTGTGCAGTAGCTTGGCTTCCTATGCTTGCTATAGAAAATTCACAAAGTACAAGAATGAGTGGTGCTGCTGTAGAATCTTTTAGAAATGAAATGGTTAAGAGAATGGATATGCCAATAATTCAAGAGCCAACTAAAATATCTAATATAAATATTGAAAATTTATTGGAGGACACAAAATGAGACTTACAATAGTTCCATACGATAAATTAGTTGTCAAAGATGGAGAAGGGTACAATGTTGATACTTTGGACTATATTGACTCAAACATTAATGCAATACAATGGTATGACGATAAAGGCGAGGTTGAATATGTAGATGGTACTGAAAATTTAGCTATTACAGATATAACTCCTTACAATCAATGCCTCACAGATTGGAGTACAGCAAAAACAAAATATGAAGATGATATTAAAGAAAAAACACTTTCGGAATCAGATTTTGAAAATTTATTTAGACATAATCGTAACTTAATGTTAAGTGAGTCAGATTGGACACAAGCAAACGATTCTCCATTAAATGACACAAAAAAAAATGAGTGGAAAGTTTACAGGCAAGCATTAAGAGATATGCCAACAACTAAAACTGCTACTTATATGGAACTTGTTGAAAACTTATCACATTCAGATTACCCAACTAAACCTTCTTAAGTATAATAATTTTAGATACGATTAAAAAATTGAACTTAATTATTTTTGGTTTCTTATTAATGTTTTCATTTAATATTTCTTCAGTAATGTCACATGGGTATCATGCAGACGAAGAAATAAATTTAGATCAAAATAATAAGTGTTTAGTTAATAAACATAGTCATCATTGATATTGCTTCTTTAATAGAATAACAGTATTATTCAAGTACTACATTATTATTTGAATGGCACTTGATCCAAAGCAAGAAGTTGAAGCAATTAAAGCAGAACAACAAAACATTGCAAAAAATTATCAAGAAGCAAAAGATGTAATGACAAATTGTGAGCGTAAATTACTCGAATTGCAAGGAGAATTGAAAATGGCAGAAAAATTTGCTAAAGCGGAAGAAGAGAATAAAGAAGAAGAATCTAATTAGTTTTATTTATCATCTGACGTTGCATTAAGCCTAATGTGACGTATAGAGGAGATAAACCTATAATTAAAAATAATACAGCTATTGTCATAACAGACATAGCCTTAATTAATGCAAATTTCATCATGTTTCAAAAAATAGCTAATGTTTTGAGTATTCTCTCATTCATAATGGTAACTTCTATTGTAGGAGGAGGCTACTTTGGATATAAGTATGTAACTTCAGAACAATTTAAAGCAAAAATCATGAATCAAGTTTTAGGTGAAGTGAAAGGACTTTTGCCTAATGTGATGGATAGTGCAATTCCAAAAACAACAGGTAAATCAATTCCTATGCCTAAAAATCTTGGTTTATAAATGAATTGTTTTTATTGTGAGGAAGAACTTATATGTATGTCAAATATAGATGTTGATGAAATATTAGATGAATATACAACTCTTACTTTTTTAGAATGTCCTAAATGTCAATCGAGTGTTGAAGTATATAAAAAGAAATGTCAAAAATAAATATTCCTGACATAGACATACCTGATATTCATATTCCAGAAGTACCATTACCTTTATTTAATACAACAGATATAGAGGTAATAGGTTGTACTTCTTATCATCGTGATACTAAAAATACAGGAAATAGAAACTTGCTATTAGATGATCCAAATGGTGTTATAACTAATTGTCCGTATCCAAGTTTTACTCCTTTAATTTACGATGCACAGAATTTGATAATTACGGAACAACAAGCACCTATTTCAGAACAAGAAAAATTACCAGAAGGAAAACCACCTAAAGCAGAAATACCAAAAGATGAAAAAAAAGAAGAAGAATACAAACCATGTCCACCTAAAAATGCACCATTTAGAGAGGGAGATTTCAAAAATGAACTTAGGCTTGAGAGACTGTTAAAATGGGAGCGTGGAATAGATTCGTCTTGCAATGCCGTTTGGGAAAAAGTACCCTTCATCGACCAGTACATCCCACAACCTAGCACTATTGTCTCTACTGCTGTTATCGCTAGTGTGGCTGCGACTACTCCTATTATTTTAAATCTAGTAAAACCATTAGTTAAAAATTTAATAAAAAAAGTTTCTAAGAAGAAAGAGAAATGAATATTATAGATAACTTATTACCTAACGATATTTTTGGAAAGTTAGCTGGAACTATTATGCAACATGACGGATATAGATGTCTTGATTATACTGTTTATCCAAACGAGTCAGATGGGAGCATAAGTTGTTATGGAGAAAATAACCCTAATCTTAATACAAAAATACACGAAGTTTTATTCACAACGGATATATTTAATTCAACTCATAATGCTCAAATTATTCATGATATTTATTATCATCTATCAGAAGAATTTGATGAATTATATAGATGTCTTAATGTAAAAAAAATGTTATTAATGAGAGCTAATTGTACTGTTGCAACAACACTAAATTACAGAAGTTCTTTTCATATTGACTTAAAAAAATCTGCATATCAAGGTATTGGTAAAACAGCAATCTTGTATTTAAATACTAATAATGGAGGAACACAAATAAAAGATGGAATTTTTGTTGATTCAATAGCAAATAGTGTTGTTGTTTTTAATAACCTTACACAACACGCTGGGGTTTGGGCTACAGATAAAAAGCTTAGATTTGTTTTAAACTTAAATTATTTAGAAAATTAAAAACTTAATAAAGAAACTGACAAAGAAAAAAGATAAGGTAGAATAACTAATACAAGGAGACTAAGCGAACCTCTTGGCGTTGAGTCAATATCGGTTTAATTGCTTTATCAACTATCCCTTGTTTAAGCACCTGTCTCTAGTTTGGTCACTAGATGAAAAGAGGTTGAGTGATTTTGGCATTGAAGCGTTGAAAATCACTTTCTCGGCAAGTGCTTATTTTTTTGTCTTGATTTCGTGTGTATGTGGAATAACTTGACCTGGTGGCACTGTTACTTTTATACCCTCGCATATTTTTGCATACTTACCAACAAAAGTAACACCGAGGTTCGCCTGCTCCCCGCATACCTTTAAACGAAACATCGCAAGTTCTAGCATCTGCTTCTGATATAACAACTGTTGATTTTTTATATTCACTTTTGTAGCTCTTAAACATAAATCAGGGGCTTTGCCTAATGGAATTGTAAATTGTGCAGATATACCATAATTTAAATTAAAATTTTCTTTTTCAAATCTTGGGGTTTCTTGTATATATTTAATTTCTCCTGTATCTTCGTCATAAATATTTTGTCTAGTTACTGTTTCTCTTGGGGTATTGAATGACCACGCATCTGTTACATAAGGAGTAATCGTAAGACTTGGAGAACTACAA